CGGCCGGCTCCGGTTCGCTGGTATTGCAGAACGGCGGCGGGGTGCGGTTCGGCACCCCGTTTCCGCTCGTGGCGACCGTGGCCACGGCGGCGAGCTACGGTCAGCCCGGCGAGGTCAACTCGATCTATCTGGTCACGGGCCGCACCGGTGACACCCTGACCGGCGTGGCCGTCACCGAGGGTAGCACGGATCGCAATTTCGACGTGGGCGATCGATGCGACTGCCGCTGGACCGATGGCATGGCTCGATCGATCGAGGGGGCCGTTAACGGTGTGGAGAACAGCGCCGGGATCACGGCGGGTGTCATCGCACCGGCCAGACTGGGAACGGGTACACCATCGGCTTCCAATTGGTTGCGTGGCGATGGGGCCTGGTCGCCTTATCTGAATCGTGTGAACAAGTCCGGCTCGGGCACCGTGGGGACCACGGACACGTTTTGTCTCTGCGATGCCTCCTCGGGGGCGTTTACCCTGACTCTTCCGTCCGCGGCGGCAGTGGCCGGGGCCGAATTTCTCATATGGAAAAATGATACCTCCGCGAACGTGTTAACGATCGCTCGCGCGGGCACGGATCTATTCATCCCCGGTGCGATAACGAGCTTGAGTTTATCGGCCTATGGCAAGAGTTACCGCTTGCTCGCAATCGTTAGTGGTGTGTGGGCGGTTGTCGGCAGCACATAAAGGGGGTCTTCGTGGCTGATCTTGGGCAGAAAAAAGCGACGTTCGTGCGGCGATACGTCGCGGCAATCGAGGCATTCCTGGCGAACTCCGACGACCTGGAAGCGCTCGCCGTCGAATGGTCCGCGAATGCTTACCCGACGGGCTCCGACCCGTCCGGCAACAACATCACCGATCAAGATCTTGCGACGGTCGCGCCGTGGCTGACGGCGCTCCAGCTCAACCAGGCGGTGGGCGCGGTCGCGGCGATCGGCGTCACTATTTCCGATCAGCGCGGCTATCTCGAAGCAGTGCGGTCGTGAATCAGCGGACGCTGAATCAGGTGGTGCTGTTCTCGACCGGGGGTGCTGATATGTTTCCGGGCGGTCCCTATTACGTCGAGTTTGTCACCACCAGCTCCACGGGTGCGGCCGTCAATGCGGATAGTACACCCACGGTGACCATGAACCACAATGGCAGCGACGACGGTACGTTTTCCATCACGGTGACGGCGCTCGACACGGGCCGGTACAAGGGAACCGGCACGGTCCCGGCGTCCTATCTGCCGGGTGACTACGTGTGGGCCTCGGTGGCGGCCACCATCGGCGGCGTCGCGGCCAAGGCAGTGGCCGACAAGTTCGTGGTCGGTTCGCCGGGCTATGCTCGCGTGGGCACGGCCCAGGCAGGCTCGACGGCCTCGACCCTCAAGCTCGATGCCAGTGCCAGCGCGACCGATAACCTGTACAACGATCAGACCGCGTTCATTTATTCGGGCACAGGGGCGGGGCAGACGGCCACGATCCTCTCCTATGTGGGCAGCACCAAGGTCGCGACCATCATGCCCAACTGGCGGACCACGCCGGATGCCACCAGCCTCTACGCGATCCTGCCCGCCTCACGGTCGGACCTGGGCGCAGTTCTGGGCACGGCGGGCTTGAGTCCAATCGTCAACGCCGTCCTCGATGAGGTCAACACCGGGGCAACGCACAACGTCAACAACTCGGTGGGCAAGCAGATTCGGACGTCGAGCGGCGGCAATACCTCGGCGATCTACACGGGCACCGCGCCAAGCCAGGCGGGCATGACGACGACGCAGATCAAGCTCGATGCCGGGGCCAGCTCGGTCTCGCAGGTCTATCGGTACAACGTGATCTCAATCCTCTCGGGCACCGATGCGGGCGACAGCGCGGTTATCCTGGACTACAACGGGGCCACCAAGATTGCGACGGTCGATGACGCCTGGTCCGTGCAGCCCGACGCAACGTCCGTTTTTGAAATCACTCCCGGGGCCAAATGCCTCGTTATTGACAAGACCGGATTCAGCCTGTCAGCGACGGGACTGAGCCTGATTCCCGCCGGTGCGCTCAATGGCCTCGGCGACTGGCTGAAGACGCTCGGCGCGAACGCACCGTCCGGCTGGATCAACTCCGCGGCCATCGCCGCGGGCGCTCTGAACGGAAAAGGTGATTGGCTCGCCGGCCTGGGAACGACCGCGCCCGCGGGCTGGATCAATTCCGCGGCCATCGCCGCAGGTGCGCTCAATGGTAAGGGCGATTGGAGCACTTACGCGGGCTCGGATACGCCCGGCACGTCGATATTGCTCGGGCGGATTGGCTCGGCGATCACGATCAACGGCGGCGCGGTGGCGATCGACTGGAACCACATTGCGAACCCCGCCAGCACGGTCAATCTCTCGGGCACGACGATAGCCGGCAGCGGCGGCGGTTCCGGTCTCACGGCTGCCGATGTCTGGGCCTACGTCGACCGCACACTCACGGATCTGCCGCCACTCCCGGCCGGCTGGATCGATGCGGCGGGCATCGCGCCCGCGGCGCTCAACGGGAAGGGCGATTGGCTCACTCCCTCGGGTACGCTGGCCCATGTAGCGGAAGTTGATACAGTCTCGGACCTGACCGACAAGACAGGCTTCAGCCTATCGGCCGCCGGTTTGAACGCTATCTCTGTGACCGATCCCGGCGGCGTGGCGGCGACATGGCCTCAGATGCTTGTGGCGATCTGGCGGCTATGGTTCAAGGGGTCGAGCAAGACGGTTTCGGACCTGACGATCAAGACGTACGCGGACGACGGAACCACGGTCAGAACGACGCAGAATTACACGGACGACGGGGCCGGCAATCAGACGAGAAGCGCGGCGAGCTGATGACGACTCCCCCTCGTGAACGAGGGGGCTTCTTGGGACACGCACGAAATGGATATTCTGGCCATTGCCAGCACGATCTTCCAGCCCTTCGACGGCGCGGGATTGCCACCGCCGCTGCCGCGGACGAAACAGATCCGCCAGGCGGTCTATTCGCGGCTGATGTCGATACCCGCCATCACTGATCTAGTAGGTTCGCGGATCTATTTCGGGGCACTGCCTCAATCGCTGTCCTTGTTCGATGGCCCGGCGATCACGTACTTTATCGTCACGCGGCCCTATGGGATGGTCCTGGGCGGCAGCGACGGCGGCAGCTCGGCCCGCGTGCAGATCAACGCACATGGAATCAACCAGCAAACCTCGAGCGCAATTGCCCAGGCAATCCGCGATTCCTGGGACGGCTTCAAGGGCATCGTCAACGAGGTGGACATCATGGCCTCGATCCTGCAAGGGCAGATCGATCTCCCATCCCCGCCGATGGCCGGCAGCGACCAGTGGCTTTACCAGGTCTCGACCGATTATCTCATGCTCCATCGTGTCGCCTTCCGCGCTGGTGTTTGACCGTTGCAGACAATTCACGAATTCATGCAGGCCACGCTAGCACTCCGGGGCTTGCGTGTGTTCGTCGGTCCTTTGCCTCAGACGGCGAAACTCACTGGCGGCCCTGTCATCACCTACACCATCCCTGACCGGCCTTTCTCGCATCATCTCCGCGGCTCCGATGGCGGCAGCCAGGCCCAGGTCGAGGTAAGCGTCTGGTCCTACACCGAGGGCAATGCGGACCAGATCGGCCAGGCCATCCGGCTCGATCTTCAGAGCTATCAAGACGATTTCGTGATGGCGGCCATCCTCCAGGACGAGACCGACATTCCGCATGCGCCGGCGGCCGGAACCGATCAGTGGATTTATGAAATCCAGTACACGTATCAGGTCAACCACCGGGTCACACTCCCGGCCAACTTAGGAGCCTAATTAGCCATGACGATCTGGCCCGCACTTGGGACGACGCTTGCCGTCAACATGGCCGGAACCGGGACCGGAACCGGGACCGGCAGCATGCTGGTTATCGGTCAGATACTCTCGATCGATGGTCCTTCCAGCGAGGTCGGCCAGGTCGAGACCACGCATCTTCTCAGTACGTGGAAGAACTATCGGGCCACGTTGCCTGACGGCGGCGAGGTCTCATTCGAACTCGAATTTGACCCGACTGATACGGCCACGGGCACCGCTGCTGGCGGCCACGGCGCACTTAAGACCCTGGCGGCGACCGGCGGCGTTCCGGCGACGAAAGGCTGGCAAATTACCTACCCGACGACACCAGCAACCACGGAGACTTTCAACGGCTTCCTGACGAAACTCGGGCGATCGGCAGGCGGTCCCGAGGAGGTGCTCAAAGCCTCGGCAAGCATCAAGATTGACGGTGTGGTCTCTTGATCCGCTGGTTTGTCAATCGCCCTCCCGACGATGGCGGCCTGTACTATCGTCGCACTTTGCCCCTGCGGCATCTCATGCCTCGGCTGCGAGCGGCGGGCGTGCGCGTGAGGTACTCATGCACGATCGACACAAACATTGATTATGACGCTTACTTCTTTTCACGGTGGATCAGGCCCGAATATCTACCCTTGCTCATCGAAGCAAAACGGCGCGATAAGCTGATCATCTGGGATGTCGACGATGACATCTTCGGCCTCGAACGCATCGAGGAAAGGCACCACGAGAAACGAGCGATCCTGATACGCACGCTCGAGCTCTGCCTGGACATGGCCGACATCATCACAGTATCGACCGAGCCACTCATGGAGCGCGCCCGCCGGCCTGAGAAGACCGTCGTTTTGCCCAACCTGATCGATCTGGCCGATAACCCTCCCGAGCAGCGAGACGCGGGCCGCAATGCGATTCTGTTCACCGGCTCACCGACTCACTACCTGGACGTCGAGCTAATCCGCGACTTGCACTGGCAGACTCAGCGTGCTTACCAGTGGGTGTGGTACGGCATGCGGCCGGACTGGATGACTTGTCGTGACATCTGGCTGCCCTGGTCGCGGCTCTGCGAATATCCCCGCGTCTGCCGCATGGTCCGGCCGCTCGTCTGCCTGGCACCGCTCGTGCGCGATCGATTCAACCTCAGCAAGAGCGCCATCAAAATCTGGGAGACCGCGACCCTCGGATCATCGGTCATCGCGTCGGATTACGGTCCATACACCGGCTCCGCGGCGGCGATCGCCGCGGCCGGGGAGCCGATCACCCGCGAGCACCTCGACCAGGTCGTCAGCCAGCCCAACCATCAGGCATGCCTCGCCGAGGCCATGGCCAATTCGTGGCAAGAGAGCAGGAGCGGCCCCGCCCAATGGCTGGCGGCGTTCCTGCACATTGCCTCCCTCTATTCGGGGAAATCCCATGTTGACGCGAATCAGCTTTCTGGCTCCTCAGCCGCTTGAGAAGCGGCCCGTCTTCGTGCCAGGCCTCGGCTCTTGTTTCGTACGCGCCATGTCGGCCGGCGAGCGTGACGAATTCGAGGTTGCGCACTCCAAGGGCAAGAATAGAGACTTCCGGGCCAGGCTTGTGGCCGCCACCGTGTGTGACGAAGACGGCCAGCTCGTCTTCGAGCCCGGCGACATCCCGGCCCTGTCGGCATTGGCCGCCGCGGCGCTCCAAGCGCTGGTACTGGCCGCCACCGAGGTCAACCGGCTCACTGACGGCGATGTGAAAGACCTGGAGGAGGCGGGAAAAAACTCGCTCAGCGGCCACAACGGCAATTCCTTTTCCGACTCGCCCTTGCCCTCGGCAAGACAGTCGGCGAGCTAGAGGAATTGCTCAGTGACCGCGAGCTCGAGGAATGGCTGGCGTTCCACCGCGACGTCTGCCCCTTGCCTGATCCCTACTGGATCGGCGGCCGGATCGCCTCGGTGATGGCAAGTTGCTTCGGCAAGAAATCCTACGTGCCCGAAGACTTCATGCCCATAATCCGCCGTGAGCCCAGACGACTGACGCCCGAGGAATCCGCCGGCAGCCTCAAGAGGATGATGCAGCATGGCTAAGACGGGCGCGATCATCATCACAGGCGTCAAGGAGATTGACGCCAAGCTGAAGACGCTGGAGCAGCGCGTCCAGAAAAAAGTCTTGCGGCAGGCGATGCGATCGGGGATGAAGCTGGTCCTGGCCGACGCCAAGAGCCGCGTCCCGGTGCTCACGGGCCTTACCAAGCAAAACCTCAAGCTGCGGGCGATGAAGCGAAGCCGGTCGAAGCAAGGCTTGCTCGTGCAGGTCAAGAGCGCCGAGGGGCTGACGAAGACGACCAGCAAGGGAGAGAAAGTGTTCTACCCCGCGATTGTCGAATACAAGCCCGGCCACGCTTTCATGAGGCCGGCTTATGATACGCAAGGCCCGACCGCTCGCGACAAGACGATGAACGAGCTGCTAGACGGCACGCTCCGGGAGGCAGAGAAATAGCGTGGCCCTGATCGGCTCCATCAACATCGCCATGAGCGCCACGACCCAGGCGCTCGCCAAGGGCCTGAACCAGGCGCAGGGCATGGTTGGCGGGTTCGCCAAGAGCGTGACGAGTCTCCAGGGCCTGCTCGTTGGCGCCTTCGCCGGCAGCGGCCTGGCCGCTCTCCAGCACTTCGCCGGCCTCGCCGATGACCTCTCCGACAACATCGAGCGCATGGAAGTCATGTTCGGCTCAGCCTCGGCAAGCATCGTCGCGCAGGCCGAGAAGATGAATGCGGCTTTCGGCACCTCCGAGATCACCTTTACCGCGATGGCCACGAAGATGGGCGGCCTGTTCAAGTCCCTCGGCGTGGCCGAGGGTCCGGCCGCCGAGATGACAAACCAGCTCCTGGTGATGGGCCAGGCCATCGCCAACTTCAAGGGCATCAGCCTGGAGCAGGCAATGGGCAAGATCCAGGCTGGCATGGCTGGCAAGGGGAAAGGGCTCAAGGAATTCGGCATCAACGTCTCTGCCGCCATGTCGGCTCAGGAGCGATTCAACGCGATCATGTCGGGCGGGGCGCCGCTCATCGGCGCCATGGGCCAGCGGGCGATGGACGCCGGCGCTTCGTGGGCTGAGTTTCGCGGCCGGATTGAACAGGTCGAGATCGAGCTGGGGAAGAATCTGCCCGAGCTGGTTGAGCCGTTTTTCAAAGAGTTGAATGTCTCGCTTGTCGCCGCGATTGATTGGTTCAAGGGCCTGAATAACG